TTGGGCCACAAAAGAACTGGACGTGCAAGATTAAGATTATAGACCAAAATGCCTTCGAGGTAAAGTTTAGTTTTTTCGTAACCATGGATATGCTTGAGTGGGTTCAGGATGTCGTGGTAAGCAATCAGAAAAGGCTGTTGGCAGGTAGCAACAATGATGTACTTTATGACGCATCTCTGCCAAGCGTATTCACCAATAACAAGCAATTTGGAGCCTACTTCTATATCATTGATTCCAATGTCATAGTCAATGGTAATCCATTCGAATGCCATTTCATACGTAACGTATTCTTTACTGCCCGATTTTGGAATAAAGGTCTCTATTTGGGAGCCTCGGAGATGACTAATCCGACATTCAACCTTACCCGTAACGCAGCAGCCGTTAGCTCACTTAGTGCGTTTGTTCCTACGGAAGTGGAGTTTACGATTGATTATAGCAATCCTGTGGATTCGGTAACGGCATGGATTATAGCGGATAATACCACCAATAACCTTCAGGACTTCTATTACAATTACGATGCGTCACGAGCCACCATTCCTACGTTGATAGCAGGTGTCCTAAACAAGGATATTCAAGCTCCATCGCAAGGCCCGACATTGGTTGCCGGAAACACCTATAATGTCAAGTTTAATGTAGGCACAGGATTAGACCCAAACCTGTCTTACCGTATTCTAATGGTATGCTATTCATCAACGGATAGCATGGTTAATAGCTTCCTGTCGGATAAACTAAATGTAGCTACTTGCGTTGACCTCTCCGACATCAGTCAGGATTTAGATATTACATCTACATGGCAGGATTACAATACAAGCTATACAGATGATTGTGTGGCTCTGACCATGCAACAATGGTATAACCATAAGCTCGAAATAGATGGCGGTGCATTGGGTTCGACATTGGTTGGATTTTTCGGAGGTGCTTGGTATGACTATTTAAGCAACATCACCATAAATGTATATCGGAAAGTAGTGGATACGCCAATCTCAGGACAGACCACCTTTATCCAATATCAGACCGCTAAACTGACTAAGTTCGTTCAGCCAGCAGGGGTTATTTGGCAATCCAATAGTCCTTCCTTTAGTGCAGGCATGGCATCGGGTAAGATTTATACCACCTATTCCAACAACGTGACTTTCCTTGATTCGGCTTTTGACCCTACCAAGATTTATATCGCTAACACAAGCACCATTATGGATCGGGTTCAGGCTCCTACGGCTTGGGCGCAGAATTTCGTAGCCTCTAACAATATTCAATGGACGTGGGCGGGTCAGGACGTGTATTTCGAATATGTGTTTAATTGGGCCATGCCTTGCTCAGGAGTCGTTCCTGTCGTTAATACGGCATCGGTCTATAAGATGTACGCTATCCCCTACGAACCAAATCCAACGCCTTATACCAGCGAATTGAATGCTTTGGAGGTATTTGGAGTGGATGGTCTTGGAAATGAAACACCTATAACCTCACAATTCTGTGATACCACCTATGTATATCTGAAGGTTAAGGTATCAGGAAGCTATGCAACAGGTAAATTAGTAGCTCATTTACTCTATACTCCTTATACGCTTGCCAATATGAAAGAAGAGACATCTTTTGCATCTCCCGTAGGTATGGCTCAACGTACCTGCCTTGAGTTATATCAGGTGGACTCGGATTTCGTATCCAATGAGGCTTATTTCAGGGTAAAATTATCGGCCTTAGCACCGGGCAATTATCGAATCGCTGCAATACACATCTAACATGGGATATTATAACGCATACCAAAAAACAGCCGGAGGCAACGTAACCTACCTGTATTACGATCAGTCGGATACAGGAGCCTGTTCGCTTACGGATTACGATAAGCGTATAGTCTATCAGGATATATCCATGATAGGCTGTCAAACCGGGCCTAATAATTGCAATACTCCCATTATCAATAATGGAAACTTTATCTGTGCTGTCAATGAGGGGTGGAATTGCAATCTATGTCCAAACGACCTTCCTTTTTGGAACATCGTTAAAGAAGATGATATTCTGAACTTTCAGTTTCAGCAACTCGATAATCTCAATGGTCAGGTTCCTGTTTTTGGAGGAGCAACAGGAAGTGGATGGTTTACAGGACTATGCGAGTTTAAGGTATATGACTGCTGTACCGATACCGTCTATGCCGGATTTACAAGTTCAATGGCAACGGATTGGTTTAATGGAGTCTATAATGTTCCCGATTATCAGGGTAATCCATTTTACCGAAACATTCAAAGCATTAAAATCAGCGTATCGCAAGTACTATCACAAATGAGTGTTCAATTCCCCGGAATTGATTGCTTCTATTTTGAGTTTATATTCAACACACAATCCGTTACATCCCCTCCGAATTACGTATCCATCTTCACCAATCCCTATAAATTGGCCAATGATTGTACGGATACTATTGTAATTAAGAGCGATTATCCATTTACAGATTGTAATGGATATTATTACGGGGAAGACATCATAATTTACGACTCGTATGCAGGTGCACCATTCCCTTATACCAATGATTATAGGCTTAACGCTTATATGGAGAAAACGGGATATAGCATTTCTAAAGAGTTTGTAGGCGTTTATCCTAAGACTACATCATCGCAAAGGCAGACCAATTACAGGTTTACGACCAATAGACTTGCTGAGAATGTGGCCGATATGGTATCTGATATATTTACAGGACAAACGGTTTACCTGAATGATACCGAGTTTATTGTTGATGGTGAAATAAACAAGAACAATGAAGTTGGAAGCCAATGGTTCTTGGAGGTCGATATGCGTCAGATAGATTGCTCTACGACTTTCAGTTGCGATGGTTCTACGGTGACTACCGGAGGTGGTGGCGGTGGTGGCGGAGTTAATCCGGGCTATCCTATTGCAGTCAATGTAATCACTTGTACGAATAGTTGTGCTGTTGCTACTATAACCTGCGTAGGCCCATCAATGCAAACACTTTACTACAATAGTAATTTTGCATTCCCCGGAGCGGTATTATACACAAGCAGCGGATTGACAACACCTTTTACAGGTTATTTCAAAATAGCACAGACTATGTATTCTGCTGATCCAACGGGAACATATTTAGAAGGAAACATTGGAGACCCTTGTTAATTAACATATAAAAGCCATGATAGATATTATTGAACTCAACAAAAGTCTAGGCGAAATAAAGAAGCCCGAAGATTACGATGATTGGACTAAGGTTCGTGAAACCATGTATGTTCATACACGGGGTAAAAAACCGGGTAAGATACTTACGGATAGACGGCCTAATGAAGACCCTGATGTGCAGAAATATCGGGTCATGGTGTATGAGCCTATCACCAAGGGAGCGATTAACAAGGCTATCGACAGGCTTTATAAGCTATTCATCAACGCCAATTTCTCCATTCAGGTAAGTGAGGAGTTGAACTCCTATCTGAGCCAACGCAAGTTCAATAACCAATACTTCTATTCATATATTCAAAAGTATGTGGTCAGAAGGATGATTGAAGACCCGAACGGGTATTTGGCGTGGCTGCCTTATGGAGAAGGTCTGACTAATCCATCCGTTTCGGTGGATGTTACTCCGTATATCATATCTTCCGAGTACATCAAATATGTCGAAGAGGACACGATTACATGGCTTGATGATGAGGAGAAGTCCTATGTCAACGAGAATGGCCGTAGCGTTAAGAAGGGTGACATCTATTATACCCTGAATGAGGAAGGCTTCTATATGCACACGCAATATGGCCTGAAAAGCGATAAGACTTTCGAGCTTACCGAAATCTATCGCCATGATATGGGCAAATTACCTGCTATCGTTCTTGGTGGTGATTTGACGGATGATGATTACTTTGAAAGCTACTTTTCGCCATTTGTTCCATTTGCTAATGAGGCTATCCGCCAATACAGCGATTGGCAAGGCGTAATGACTACCTCAGCCTTCCCCTATCGGGAAGAGATTGCCGAGAATTGCGATGCTCCAGGATGCCGTGGCGGTGCTATTTGGAACGAAGACGAACAGGAACACTACCCGTGCAAAGTCTGTAAGGGAACAGGACGCATCATCACCCGTAGTCCTTATGGTGTATTCATGCGTGAAAAGAACTCATCGGCATTGGATGGCAATCAGCTATCCGATCAGCCAATGGTTCGTTTTATCTCTCCTCCCGTAGATATTATCCAATACAGCGGTGAGGCGTGGCAGATTCTGCTGAAAAAGGCGGAAGATGCGCTCCACCTGAATTGGATTGATGAGGCGCAGTCAGGAACGGCTAAACTCATCGACCGGGAAGATGGATACATGGCCCTGACTAAAATCAGCAATAACGTATTTGACGAGATTATCTATAAGTCGCTTCTCTTCATCGAGAAGTACCGGAATATCGTCAATGCTATGGATCCGCTTATCATTAAGCCTGTTTCCTTTAGCATGAAGACGGAAGTTGACCTGCTCAATGAAATCAATATCCTGAGCGATAAAAACGCTCCGTTGGCCTTTCAGGTAGAGGCTACTAAGGATTTGGCCAAGAAGCGGTTCAGCAATAATGCAACCATCAGCCGGATTGTAGAGGTATTGGTAAGCTACGACCCCATCTACAACCTGACCACCAAGGATAAACAAATGCTCATGGCATCGGGTTCCATCAAGAAGGATGATGTGGTTAAATCGCTGTTTGCCTATAAGACCCTGATGGGATTGCTATCGGTCAACGGAACGGTTTACTTGGAAAAAGGACTGACCGAAATCTTTGCTGATTTGGACAGGGAAATGGCATCTATTGTGGCTTCATACAATCAAAACCCAATCATTAGCATCTAATGGCCAAGGCAGGCGTACCAAAGCTGATAGAAATGAAGGATGCTGTCATCGACAATGCCGATGAGACTCTTTTAGAAGGCTTTGATGGCATCGAACAGAGTATCTATAACGGAGTCAACCGGGAAATCAAAAAACTCGAACAGGCTGATGGAAAGATACTCTTCAACGATGCTAACCTGCTTTTGGTGTTGTCGCTTACGCCTTATATAGTCCAAAGCATACAGCAGAGTCAGTATCCATCGAACGTCAGAAACTATATCGCTAACCTGCCCATAATCGAGGATTATAATATCCGCATCCACGAACAGGAGAATGATATTGCCAAGAAAGACCTAAAGCAGGCGGTTGCAGGCATCCAAAGTCAGGTCAGCAACAATATAGTCACGCAGTTGACGGGAGCAGGCGTGGATGTAGAGTTTATCAAGCCACTAACAGAACTAATCTATAACAATGTTGTATCCGGTTCATCTTTATCAGACCTTCAAAAGGCGATTAGAGAATACATTGAAGGAAACGCCTCACAGCTCGGTCAATTCCGAAAATACGTTACAAGAATTGGACGAGATGCACTATATCAATACGATGGGGTACTTAATTCAAGAATTGCCGATACTTTCGGATTCGATGCTTACCGCTATATTGGAACCATCATCAGAGATAGCCGACCCCAATGCATCAGATGGTTAGGCATGGGCATCTTGCTTCGTAAAGACATGGATAAGGAATTGGCTTATGCTTATAATAGCGGATCGGGCATGATACCCGGTACTACGGCAGATAACTTCTCGGTTTATAGGGGAGGCTATAACTGCCGCCATACGGCT